AGACGGATGTTAACGTGCCAGCCTGCCATCGGTGCCATCTCAGGGTACTCGTTACCTTCCTCGTCAGTCAGCATAGTGCCTGTAGGCTCCTGTAGCGTCCCTACAACGTCGATAGCGTAGTCATGGCTATGAGTCACCATGTAGGGATCACCGTCCTCTACCTGCGTTTCTACGCCTTCCTCGTCCACGTTAGTTATGTAGTCCTGTCGGTAGAACGCAGACAATACGGTAGGCATATCTGACTCAGCCGATAGTCGTAGATAGAAGTCACGCTTTGGTGCTTCGATAATTACTTCTTCTGTCATGATGTTAGATCCTGTAGTTGTGCGTTAGTCAGGCGACGTGGGTAGTATTTGATGGACTTGATGTGGCCGTTAAATATTGTAGAGGCTAAACCATCTTGTCTTCGCCCTATGTGAATAATTGAATATGTTCCTATGCCACCATTTGTATCAACAGCCACAGAGTTACCATCAACAGACACAGCAAAATCGTTTTCTTTAACCGTCATCGCCGCCTTGTATCCGCTGTCTCTAGCACTTGTTGTGTCTAATTGAGCAACATTCACCCCTGCTGTAACTATTTGAGATATTGGGTTTGATCCAGTTGCAATTTTAAAAAATGCTTGGCTTGTATTTGAGCCGTCGCTCATTGATAACGGACGCTCTGAAGCGTCTCCGAAATGTAAGCAATTAACAAATAGCGTTCCTTCGTTATGGTTAAACCCAAAGTCAGCCACAGGGATACTAGCCACATCAGCAGAGCGTGTTACGCCACCACTAGTGCCTTCGTTCTTGATGTAGCTGGTGGGGAATGAGCCAGCTTCGAGTTGAGCGCCCCAGATGTAATAAGTGCCTGTTTGTGTATGCGATGAATAGGTGTCGTCTGGATATGCCTGTATCTGAAAGTGCCTAGCCGCTGTCGCTTCTTCGCTAGTGTACCTAAACCACCCTCCGCCAACCTCTTCAAGAGTTCCTGCGCTTGCTGTTTTAGCAACTAAGTCGACGTTGTTACCCTTAATTTTTAGATTAGCAAAAGTACCTGCCTTAACAAATACGCTAACTACTCCAGTAAGAGATGCGTTATTTGCGTAGATTCTTCCGTTATCACTAGCAGTAATTAAAGACGCATTTGAAACGCCTGATGGGGCCGCATTGTTGCTTGATGTCACCGATACATTGGCATCTTTAATGTAAAAAGATTGCGTAAAATCCTCAGAGTAAGTAACCAGATTAGTCCTCTGCTCCTCCACCAGCAGTCCCAGCCTGTTACCGTCTGCATCGTACTCTACACGGGGGACGTCATCGGGATGCTCGAAGAGCGTTAGGGTGCCGTCTGGTTGATCAAAGAGGACTTCTTTGAGGCTGATGTTGTCTAAATGGAAATTAGCAATAGTGTTCCATGATTGTAGTTGTATTCTGGTTGTTGTTGATGTCGCTACAAATATAAAAGTCTCAGTAGAACCAGCGCCATTATCAATAGTGCTAATACCGCCTAAATCTACCAAGCCACCTACTGGACCTGCAAAAGTCCTAAAGCGTAGCGTTCCTGTCCCGCCTTCAACTGTTCTTGTAAAGCTATAGATACCGCCAACAACTGTTGTAATGTCTTGATAAACACCATTGTATGAATCTGTACTGACAACCCTTAATCGCCCTGCATCATAAGATAGGGTAACCGTAGCTGGAGTTTTTCCTGTCCAATCAGACAAGTCCGTACTAGAGAAATCTCCGTTCTCAACAAGCTCATCCCCATAGCTAACAGGGCGCAGGGCATGGCCTTTAGAGGCTCTGGTAAACGTCAGTAGTGATTCGTAGTTGCTGTTAACTTTCGTACCCATTAGTGCCTCCAGTCGCTTTCTAAGCTGTCCACACTAAGAAGCTCAAAGCATTTAACTAAATCATCTGCTGTAAACCGCCTAAATTCAGTGGCACCATTAAAGTCTGCATCATGCAATGCGTCACCTAAAGACAACAACTGCGTTTCTATTTCGCAAGCATTATCAAACTGTTTCAAAATATAACCCTCAACTTCATAGCCAGAAGCATTAGACACCCAGTTAATCCTTTTGTCTTTTAGCCTGTAAGAGGTAACGCCAACCTTGTATACGTCGTCTTCATCTTTAACTTTCCATATGTATACAGCATCGAAGTCACCTCTACGATGCCACCCCATATGTTCACAGATTTCATCATATACGCCGTGCCGTTTGGCCCACTTCATTGCGCCAGGACAGCCCCTAGCAAAATGATCTCTTACTTCGTATTTTTCTGCCTCTGCCTTTACGGACTCGTATGTCCATGCATTCTGCTTTACTAGCATATGAGCGGTTAAATCGTCGAAGTAACCCTCTTCTTTTGCCGCCTTAGCCGCGCCGCTGTTTTCTTGGACAAACTCCCACTTATACAGATAGTTCTGAGCTGCCTGCTCCACAACGTCTCTTGTCCATTTAGTCCTATATGCTGGCATCATTCTGCCCAATCGCTGACGGTGAAACTGCTAGTACCAAGTCCTGAAAATTCAAGACTCAGGGATGGCTCTAGCGATGGATTAGTTGCCTCTACAATACCAGCGTCACCCAAGTCTTTGTCCCATACACGGAACTCTGAGATGGTTCCCATGTAGTCATAGGCTAGATTCAAGTCAGTGCTAGAGAGATCAGGGAGAGCCGTAGGGGTTGTGTTAGCCGTTAGTGCTACACCGTCATAGGCTCCATTAACGAACGTAGAGCCGTGGCGAACAGCGATGTTGTAGGGGACTAGGATGTCTGGGGAGTAGGCTGAATTTTCTTGCACCTTGTCGTATGTCCCAGACTGTATTTGATTGAACTGTAAATCCCCAGTGCCAACATTTGTATCTAAATCAAGCCACACCAAATTGTTTCCGTCTTGTTCCCATTTATATGGACGAACCGTAGCGTCAGCATCCTCATCAGCAAAACTGGCCCTACCTTCCATGCCGATGGAGACTGACAGGGGGTTTATCTCGCGGACGCTGACGTTGTCTACTGAGCCTGTAAAGCTAGAAGTAGCAACAAACCTCAATACTTCAGAAGAGCTGTCAGCTATAGTGAAAAATTCATAGCTACCACTAGCTGTCTTTTGCCCAGATGATCCATGACCAGCAAAACTTCCTGTTAAACCTCCAGATCCTCTAGTTAAGTCAAACGTGACGTGATAAACAGACCCGCTAGTCGTATTAATCGTTTGATCTAAATTAGCGTTAGCTGTCTGAGTACCGTCACTAGAAGCTGTACCACCACTAATACTCCAACCAGTCCCCTTAGTCCAATCACTATCCGTATCAAACGTACCATTAGTAACCAGCTCAGAACCTATGTACTGCGGCGAAGGCCACGGTAGGTTAGCCGATGGGATCGTGAAGGTTTCTGCGGCTCTTGTAGTTGTCGCCTCGTTAGGAATGTAGCTTGATGGCGTAGAACCTGCTTCGAACTGAAAGCCATAATAGTAAAAGCCTGATGATCCGTCGCCTGTGTAGTATTGTTGATCGCCTGAATCTCTAACTCTTACTTGAGCGTTGACAGCACCGCCAGTACCAGAAGTATTTGCAACCCCAGACACGGAAAATCTATACCAACCGTTTCCAACATCTTGTAATGTAGATGTAGTAACTGTGCCATTGCCTCCTGTGGAGGTAGAGCCACCCGCTAAATTAAACCCCTCTGTAACAGAAGCTTGAAAATAATTTGATGTAGCGTCAGCATCAAAAACGTGCAAAGAAAAAGACGATCTGCCGTTAGCTTTGAGGTAAACGGAAAAGCAAGACTCCACATTATCTGTGCCTTGAGTGGTTTTAACTATTCTATGTAAAACTGAAGGATCTGTGTTTTCTATAAACTGATAAGCGTTTTCAGTGCCGTCGGGCGATACAGCGGCGTCGGATGTTATTGATCCCTGCTGTGGACTGAACGAATCAGAAGTCATCTCATTAGTCCTAGCCTCAGACTCTGCCAGAAGCCCCTCATTTACCCATGCAGAGCCGTTGTAGACGTGGTGGCCTATGCGTGGGAGGTACTCAGCAGAAGACGTTGTAGGGACGTATGAGTCCCCACGATCAGGGTTGTCTACCATGCCGCCTAAGTCTGAGCGGTAAAGGTGTGCGCCCCAGATGTAGAAATCTACTTGCCCTCCGCTGTAATGATCTACAGATACCGAAATATTTGTACATCCAGAAGGAGCCGTAAATGTAATAACCTGTTGCTTAAACTCAGTAGAACTGAAATTAGACCAGTCTGCTTTTGCAATTTCTGCGCTGTTTGACGCATCGTATATGCGATATTTAGGAGTGTCAGCGCCACCAGCATCTTTACCCCAAAAAGAAAACGTATAAGTTGCTCCAGCAACTACCGTTACATTCCGATTTTCTAAGTAATGGTTATGGTCAACAGATGTAAACCTGTAGGCTGAGGTTCCTTCAAACGGCCCTGTTACTGTTTCTGATGACAAGGCATCGCTTGGCAATTTAAGCCATCCAGCATTACTAAAATCCTCAGAGTACGTCAGCAGATTATGCGGCCCCCATTTAATAACAGGCATCTCTCGGACGCTTACGTTGTCTACATAAAAGGCAGCCGTGCCGCCTCTGAAGCCCAACTCAAAGGTGGATGAGTCAGCAATATAAACGTATTCATAATTGCCACTTGCTGAGTGCGATTGAAGCGATTGTTCGCCGTCCATAAGCGAAGGAGTGCCGCCGGAAACGTCTATCAATGTGAAGGTGACAATGTATGTCTTACCTGCTTCAACAGCTACGTCTTGGCTTAACGCAACAGTGACACTTGATCCGCTGTCGTATGATGCGCCCCTGCTAGACCAAACCCAACCCGCTCCTGACCAGCCATCAATGCTATCCGTAAACGAACCATTGGTAACAAGCTCAGGCCCATAGCCGTCCGTCATAGTGGCATTGCCAGCTCGGGCGTGGGTTATGGCACTGGAGAGTGATGTGTGACCCGGATACTTGTTCCTTATGAAGTCAGCAGTGAACCCCGGAATCTTGCCGGCAACGCTGTAAATTGAACGTACTTGCTTTAAGCGCTGTAGCGCAACCCCGAGTCCGATACTCATATCAAGTCACCAGTGCGTGGATGCCAGTTGCTGTCGTGCCAGAAGACTTTACTCTACTCACAGAGCAGGTCAGGTAGAAGTTGTCAGGCACAACTACCGTGCGCTCGTTGCCGTCCTTATTTAAAAAGACAACTGTGCCGCCGACCTCAATGTAGAGACCAACTGCGATGTTTCCGGTGCCGACGTTATCAGTCGAGTCGCTGGCGCTGACCTCGAGCATGTCGTGTACGAGGCCAAACTCGTTCGGCCCGCGGTTGTGGAATGGATTAGCCATTAGATTATCCTCAGTAGTGAATTACTTGCGCTTCTTAGCCGGCTTCTTAGCTGTCTTAGCCGCCTTCTTAAATGCTTTAGCGGTAGGCGCGCCTTTCTCTCCAGCCTTTCGCATCTTTTCGCCAGAGCCTGCCTTAATCCGTTTGCGCTTTGCTTGGATGTTTGCATAAAGCCCCTTTTTACTTGGCATAGCCCTTTCCTCGCTTCTTGGCCCGGCACTTACCGGCAGCCTTGCATAAGGATGGTGTTGGACAGCCTGCACACGGCTTCATTTTACTTGCCACGTTTCTTCCCCTTTCTTTTCTTACCGTAACCACATGCCATTTACTTTCTCCTCGACTTAGTGCCTGCGCACTTCCAGCGCTTACGAGACAGCCGTAGCGGTGAGTTAGGGTTGGCAGCCGCTTTCGGGTGTTTCTTCATCTGACCAGAAGAGCGCGCACAATAGGCGTCGCCTTTACTGGTTCCGGGCCTTACTCGCGGCTTGCCATCCTTGGCCTTTCCGGCTTGCCCATACGAAACTTTCTTGCCGGAGGCCGTTACCTTTACTTTTGCCTTACCTTTTCTCGGTGTAGCCATTATATCACTCCCCTAGCAAGCCGCGGGGATAAAGCAGATCAAAGCGATTTCGCTCTGGATATGTAATCAGGTGCCCTCGATCAGTAAGGCGGTACATTTCCTGCTCTCGATTCGGTATATCTTGCGTTAAGTAGTACGGAGTAGCGAGCCGCTCTTCCATTGTCATCGCCTGACGGGCCTCTGTGTTACGAGACTCAACCTCGCCTCCGAGACGGTTATAGCTCTCTTGCTCAGTCTCGTTAAGCCTTAACGTATTTCTTCGCTTGCGCTCTTCGACCGCCGAGATAGCTTCCTGATTTTTTGGATTCGCGTCATACCTGTTAAGTTTGGCTTCTGCGTTACGCATGAGACGCTTTATGTCAGAGCCCACCTCATCGAGCCTTTCTTGCCCTTGAGCGTATATGAACTGATCGTCACCCTTAGTCTGCAATAGGCGGGAGATAACTTTGCCGGCTCGTTGTGCGTAGTCTAAGGAAGCCTGCCCCCTGCGTGGAGGAGACCCAATCTCACTAATGACATCGTCGCTGAGCCGATACCAAAAGTCGCTGTTGAATAGGTCTTTAGGACGGCCAATGTTTTGCATGCGGTATAGCGTCTCTGCCGGCCGCAACGCTCTTAGCTCGTCTAATATTTCTGTTCGTTTGTATGCGGTTTCTTCAAGGCCATAATCGAAGGCGTCTTGAAACTCTTGGCGATTGATCATTCCGGCGATACGTTGCGCGCTTTCGGCATTCCCGCCCTTCGCGAATCCTTCAGCTTGCTGGATCATGTGCTGCAACTCGTGCAGCATGATATTGCGTGAGGCGTCCTCTGAGCTTGCAGCTAATGGGTTAAGTGTAAGCTCTCCAGTATTTGGATCGTAATAACCGCCAGCTTGGTGCATAGTCCCCGGATCAGTCATCGCCATATTATTAACTTTCACGTCCTGCAAGAACGGGTAGTTACGGAAAAGCTCTGGGTGCTCAAGGATACCGCCCACCGTGGTTTGTATAGGAGCTGCATCTAAAGTTGGATTTTGCCCGAATGGGAATGGCGTTGATTTTGCAGTTGCGTCAGAGATTTCAGAGCGTACCCTGCCGTCTGCGCCTCTGAACAGCCCGGTCTCAGCTAAAATTTCGCGCTGACTCTTTCCAGCTTCTTCCATCTCCTGATGGCGGCGCATTTGCTCAAAGTTAAAGTTACGAGCACTTGGCCCGATAAACATTCCCTTCGCAGCTCCAGCAAGAATGTCACCGCCTACTGGTATCGCCCCCAATAGACCTAAACCACCGAGCAGCGCTGCCTCACCGTAGTTGCCCTCGCTAAATGCATCACGAGCCTCAGCAAAACCCTTTACATCGCCTACAATCGGCGTGAAGTCAGCCAAGTTAGATAGGCTGGAAGCCATTTGGTTAGCAGTGTAGTCAGACTCAGTGGCGCCGATGTCCTTCAGGAAATTAGCCGCATTCTGTACGGCGCTATCGATTAGGCCGGGCTCGTACGGCTCTAATTGAGGTAGGCTCGCTAAGAACTCTGGAGTCTTAGCCTCTGCCTCCTGTGGCGCCATCAATGCTGTTAGACCCAAAGCCCCTGCTGCTGTACCACCGAGGACGTTGGAGCCTTTGTACTCAGGGTCGAATGCGGCGAACAGGGAGCGAACATTGCGAGGGTCAAACGTGACCGCTTCAGGCGCTAAAGAGCCTCGCTCCCCTGCTTTACTACCTGCGTACCCCATACCCTCAAGAGTTTCATTCAGGATGCGCTGGCCTTCTCTGCCGCTAATCTCAGGCCGCAAATCGAATGCGTCAGCACGCTTAATGTAGTCTCCACGCAACAATAAAGGCATGACATTGCCGCCCTCAGCATAAGGGCTTGGATATCCTGCAAATACAGACGCCTTAGATGGGCTAGGGGTAGTGTAAACACCCGGCCCCATTTTGCCTTTTGCGCTGGGTCTGAACTGCGTAATGTCCGCTTCTGTGCCGTGATATTGGACGTCACTAGGGTCGAAGCCCATAGCCTCGGCACGCTGCATACGAGACGCTGTATCCATTGGGAGGTCGCCAGAAGCAATGCGCTCGGCCACCTGCTCGGGGTACCCGGTAGCGATTAGTTCATCAAGAATGCCGCGTAAGCGTTCGCCAATTGCCATGAAGCCTCCAATACGAAGCCCCGATTATATCAGACAATGCCTTTTAGGTTACGCCTTATGGGAGAACCCCAATCTGAGAACTCTTTCCTGCCTATCGCAAGGTATCGGAAGGCATCCGCACAGTGTGATGTCCAGTCGTGCAACGGCCTCTCAGCCCACACCTGCATGGTCTCATTGTACTGCCGGCGATACTGCCTAAGACAATCGATACCCTTCTCACACTTGTCCTTATCGAAGTAGCACATATCCAGTAGCGACCTGACCGCTTGGATGCCGTCGTCTACGTTTAGCTGCGGGGCAATCGATACCGGGGTTACGCGTAAGTTATCCAATACCTCTAACCGTGACCGGCCGCTGCCTAGCTCCCTAACCCTGACATCGTGAGGCAAGATATGCTGCTCGTAAATATAACCCTTCTCTTGCAGAATACGTGCGTAGTGATCAAGGCCCACCCCGGCGTTCTCGTAGTAATCAATAAGCCTCACCTCTGGACCGACAAACTGCGCAAACCAGATAGCAGTAGAGTCACCGACTCCTAAGTCCCACGCCGTCACCACGCCCACTGAGCGCTCGTAGGGGACACGATCTATCCTGCCCTCGTGTAACGCGTTAGCCATCTCATTCGTGTAGTAGGCGCCTTCTGAGAAGATCCTGAAGTCACCCTCCCAAATATGATCATAGACATCCGGGCGTTTCTTTAGGTCTTGTTGGCGCTCCTGCTCCAATACCGCTGGAAACCACGGGTTATCCCGCCAATTCATCTCAACGATCTTGCATTGCTCGGGCTCAGTTACCCGGAATCGATTATGCGTTGCGGATTTTTTGTTTTCAGGATTCCACGTTACCCATATCTCTGAGTCGTCCTCTCGCACTGTAGGGATAAGCTTTTGCCATGCCGTCTCAGTAACTGTCTCTGCCTCGTCCACCCAGCACAGAAGAATACGAGCCTTAGACTTAATGCTATCGAGGTTCCTGCGTAAGCCAGAGAATACGTAGCTAATCCGCCCATCCCGGCTGCGTATGTATCGCTCGCCTATCTCGTAGTAGTCCATGAGACAGGGAACAGAGCGGATGGCTGACTTCACCTCCTCCATAGAGGATTCATCGAGAGAGTTTAGGTGTTCTCGTGCGCACAGTATCTGGCCTTGCTTGCCAGCCACACCCCAGCGCATGCCCCATACAGCAGTCATTAGAGCGAACGAGCGAGTCTTAGCGCTTCCCCGGCCACCGTATGAGCAACGGTATCTAGCTTCCCCGGTAAATAGGTCGGCTAGTTTAGGCGGTAGTTCAATCGAGACCTTTTGCGACAAGTTCAATCACCATTGGTGGAGTCATGGAACCATCGCTACTAGTGAGATCTGCATCCACTTGCTTGAGATCAGGTAGCGTCTTAGCGAGCATCTTGAGCCTCAATTCAGCCTGTGTCTTCTTCTGCTGAACCTTAGCTGCGAAGTGCTGGTCCTCTTCAGGGTCCAGCTCACCGATTTGATCAATTAAATCAAAGATGTAGTCGGCCTTACCCCTAATGCTTAATGCGCGCCTGTTCTCTTCATCTTTAACAGCGCGTACCTTTTGCCGTCTTGTCGTTGCCACCGTCCTAATCCTCGTCTGGGTGCGGTATTGAGTCGGCCCAGTACAGCCCCATGCTGTGTCCTGCCCGTATCTCGCCGTCCATAATGTCACTGAAAGTAAGAGGCCACGATTCCACAGTCATGTCGTCAAATGCGACAAGCACCGTTCTTTCGTTCTTAGGCATGTTGCCCGGTCGTACCGGATACCACTGGATACCAACCACTTGCAGCATACTATCGCCTCACTGCCAATGACCCGCTGATTCTAAGACTTATCCACAGACTCATCAACCGGCACGGGATCTTTGGTGAATATCGACTCCCCGTACTTCTCGTAGATTCTTAGGTATCTGCGCATTGTGTCGTAGTGTACGCCCATGACTTGCGAGATAGACCAAGTGTCTACGCCTCGCTCAAAAAGAGACATCGCCTCCTGCATTTGGTTTTGGTTGAGCTTCACAACTAATCCCCAGATTTTTGTAGTCAGGCCAATGCCCGGCACAGACCATGTTTGTGTAGTGCGCCTCTTCTGCAAGCGCGTCTTGATAATCCATCTCCCCCACAAAGCCCAGCATGACGACGCCGGCAATCAAGCTTATGGAAGGTAAAACGTAACGCGAGTATCTCATGACTAGAATCCTCGTTTTAATCGGTAAGTTTTTTGCGAACTGATAATGCTTGCCTCTTCAGGCTCTGACCTTTCTGGCACCCAACGCTTCCTATCGTTTTTAAACTTGTCTTTGAGATCAGCCTCGCTGGCAGCTACGACAACATAACTATCCCGGCGCACAGTCTCTACCGTAACAACGTAGACCTGCTCATATTCCTTTTGGCGCTTCTCCGCTTCCGCTTCTTCCATGCTGTAGCACTGCACCCGCGCACCCTGTTTTGAGTAAACGTCTACGCGTCGACTTAAAGGCTTATTGCCACTACGAAAGGCGTACTCCAATGCGTCATTGATTGCGTGTTTTTTGAGTGCAGCGTCAGATAGATATTCGCTGTTGCCTTGTGCATCGAGCCCGCAGACAGACCAAACCTTCCATTCATCAACCCAGTCGACGACCACTGATTCCCATGAATAGCTCATAACATAGCTCCTATGCGCTTAATACGCGCCGGTAAGTCTTCGATATCGAACTCGTTTAGGTGCGGAAATTCCTGCTCGATGATGGACGCCACCTCGTGATCAAAGTAGCGCGCCCGTAGCAGAGATAAGATGCGCAGCTCTATGTCAGCGTTCATTGGTAGCACCAAGCGGGATCGACTGGCTCATCGTGCAGGCCTCGTCCCTTGCTCGCCATATAGTTGCGGCCCTCAATAATCTCGTCTCGTGCGCGGATAGCCCATTCAAGCACGTCTTGCTCGTCACCCCACCAAGCCTGCGGCTTTTCAAAAAGCAAACCATCAACACAGACCTCTACGCTAGGGACTCGCTTGCTGTCGATACTATTGGTGAGATATCGCTCTGCCATCGCCAACACTAAATTTTCTCGCGCTACTTCGTTCATAACTTTTCTCCCTTGGTAAAGGCCGCTTATGCAACCTCTCCATACCAATTTTGCATACGCTCGGCCACTTCCTTCAAAGTCCACCCCGGAAACTCTTGCCACAAGTCACCAACCACTTCGTACATCTGCTCGCCATCCATGTTAGTGAGGCCAGCGATTTCTTTGTGAGTGAATACAAGCACGCGCTTGCCGTCATGCGACTTGGTGATACGCATACGGCCAAAAGCCATTTGACCGTTAGCAGTTACATAAATAGTTTTTCGATTTGCCATTGTGTCTCTCCCGTTGATGCCGGGACATCCCCGACACCCCTAATGTCTCATATCCTGACACGGCGCGCAAGGCAGGTAAGCCATTTTTTTACTTTTCTCCAAGGCGAACAGCTTGCTCGGCTATTCGTAGCTTTAACTCCACCTTGATATCTTCTAGCTCAATGCGATTCTGCTTACACAGCTCACGCTTCTTATCGTTCAGCTCCCTGACCATCTCGATGCCGTAGGTGTCTACCATATACAGTGAGTAGTCATCGTGCCGGCCACTGGCGTACTGGTTACAGCCTTTGCACTGCGGGTGGATGTTCTCTTCTACTAGCTTGGTAGCTGTCCACTTACGACTAATAAAGTGACCGCCATCCATTTCTTTGTAGTGCTGGCGCTTCCCGCAGGTCACACAAGAGGCTAGGCCGTTCTCATCCGCAGCCTTCATTCTCACAAGCTTTTGGAGTAGCACGGCGGCCTCTTCTCTCAGCTTCGCTACGGTTTTTTGTTTTTTCGGCTTTGTTGAAGTCGGCATAGGTTAAATTCCTTTCATCGGCTACCGCGCGCTCCCATACACCGCATGTGCATTTAAAGCCTTGCAGGCCGTGTGGTTTGGTTTGATAGAAAAAGGGCATCATAGCTGCATTGCAGACGATGCATCGGCGCATGTGACTCATCGCCCGAACGGCACATCAATGTCGTGAGTCTCAGCGAGGTGCCTTCCAATGACACGCTGCACGTCGTCTACCTCGTTAGTTAGTAGGTCAGACGATGACTTCCTGCCAAATAACGCCTCTTGTACTTTATCCCACATAATGAGCTTAACCAGCTCCTTAGTTGGTGGAATCGACATCGTTACGACTTGTTGCATATCCTTTCCCCGGGCATCCAGCTCTCGTGCGACATGCGCGCAGTAAGCGTAGATGGCTTTGTTTTGTTGACTAGTGCGTGTCTGTGGCTTGATCTGATAGGTCAGCTTTTTATCGACATTAGCCATGATAAAGTTACATAGCTCACGCGCCTGATGTTCGTTGTTGACTACCCAGTTATGGCTGCTCACGAGTCAGTCTCTCCCCGGTCTTTGTGTAGCACCGGCCATACTTATTGAGAAAATACTCCTGATGCGTACCTAAGAAGTCGTGATATAGCTCGTCTTCCAGCTCCATATCCCGAGAGCTAATTTTACCACCTTCCGACTTAAACTTCTGCGTGTAAGGTGAGCCACCACTATCATTAGCACGCTTGAGCCAGTTGACCACAAACCTTGCGCCGTTCACTTTACGCTTACCGGGATTAGCGTCAGCCCAGTTAGCTATAGCCGCCAGCTCCTTATGGACATCGATCTTATCGTAGGCTCTCTGCCAGTTGATAATCTCCTCATCGCTTGGCTCGTAGTACGTACCGTCTTTTAGAATTATCACTGGACATACTCCCGGTCTTTATAGAACACCTCTTTCATATCCCAGTGCATCAAATGATCTGGCGGAAAAGCCCACTGACACTCCCGGCCATCGTCGTGTATTTCCATGACCCGAAAGAAACTGCCCTTGTAACGACTTTCCATAAACTCAGCCATTTGCTTTGCACTCTCCAAACTTGGATACATGCCATCCATCATGCCTGAACGCATATCTACAACTACAAACATATTCATAATCCACACTTACCCTTTTAATGCCAGAGCAAGCTCTGACATGAAGTTAGTTAATAATGACGAGCGTTAATTACTGTATCGAATCTTGTCATCTATCCGCTTGATCTGCTCTCGACCAGCGGGGCGCATCATGAAGAGGGTCAACTCCGCTCCGGGGTTCTTCGGTTCCCCAGCCTAACGCCCAGTAATCTCTGACTTAAAGAAAAGAAGTGTGTAGAAAGGTAACACTTTGTTACTTATCGTAACGAGTTGTCACTTGTTGTAACGTGACGTACAATACACACGTCTTTGTCTCTTAGCCGAGGTCGAAGATACCACAACATTGACCCCCTTAGTCAACATAGTGGAACTCCCGTGACTCCCCCTCTCTCGAGGGGGTTTCTTTTTCTAGGATTGCAACGGCATAAACCACTCGGCAATCTGCACTGACTCACCGTATCTGTTTAACACCATCTTCCGCTCAGAGAAGATTTTGTACCCCTCTGCCCTTAGCTCACTGATACGTGCCGGGCATTCAATAACCCCTAAATCATCCCATGCACTTAACCTAGTTAGCCGCTTGCCGCTCTTTAGGTGCGACAGAATCCTTTTCTTCTGACTCATAGCTCTTTCTCCCGTAAGAACTCAGTAATTGGCACGCCGAAGTAATCAGCCAGCATGCCAATCGTGTCCACTGAATCAATCCGCTGTCTCCAGCGGTATACAGTGGCCCTAGAGACGTTTAACTGCGATCCAAGGCGTGAGCCTGCCTGATCATTAACGTCCGTTAGAAGCTCGCAGAAACGCTCTGCGGCCTGCCTAGAATGTATTGCTTGCATTAATGTAAACCCTCCCCGTTTTGTTTGTGCCATGCTGAATGACATACAGCGCAAAGCCATCGAACCTCTAACGGCTTACTATAATCGTCATGATGACCGTGGATTGTAGTGATATCGCCACAATCCGAGCATTCTGCTGGCTTAACTAGTCTGCCATCTCGAACAGCGTTATTGACTGCGCTGTGGGCTAAATACTTAGCGCGATTCAACGCTCGATATCGTTTGGTTTGTGCCTGTACAGCCGCAATACGCTTAGGGTCTTTTGACCTTTCACGGTCATACTCTCGAATGCGCTCAACATTATCGAGCCTGTGTTGAGTGTTATCGGCCTTATTACATTGCTTGCACTTATTGACTCTGCCGTCTTTCATTTGCGGATGCTTGTAAAACGAAGTCAATGGCAACTCAGTGTTGCATTTAAAGCAGACTTTCGTCTGCTCTTGCTCAAAAAGGAAGGTCGCTGTCATCAGCTAACTCCTTTGGCTGCATGGCTTGACGTGCCTGTTGCATGCCCTGCTTGTGGACATCGTCCTTTAGCTTGGTTTTGAGGCGCATATAGGTTTTGCCGTTCCTATCCTTAGCCAACCAAGCATCGAGCCAGTGATCAGCGCCACTTGAATCCATATAGCTACCTGTATAGTCAGGATGCTTTTCTTCAGTTTTTTTGTCGTTCTTAAACAGAACGCCCCGGTTAGTGTTGTCATACTCCATTTACTAGCTCCTTTCTTGCTTGGTTAAATGCGTCGTTACCTTTACAGGCCGCCCGCTCTTCGGTTGTGAACATCCCACCCTTGGTAGGCGCTCTGAACAGTATTGCCATCGTGTCGTGGCTGATATCGCCCCACATCCCAGCGAGTGAATACCAATCCTCATTGGCAATTGCTTCCTTTGCACCGTTGATCCAATCCCAATGCTCACGAACAGCCTCGTTGTACTCCAGCAACTCATTGTCTTCACTAGGCCTAGCCTCTTTGAAATCTTCAGCCTCATCTTCTGAGTACACGTAACCATGTAACCCAGCCAGCTTGAGGATTACGCGGTCTTTGGCGCGCTTCTCTGCCATAGCGAATGGATAGGTGTTCTTACAGTTGACCGGTGAGACTTCTCCGATTGACCACGCCTCCATGTCGCCTAGTCTCCCAGTGACCTGAATGGCTACCTGCTTGTTAGCTGGGTCAGTAACAAGGTGAACAGGCGCATCGAATGCAATGCCCTTCTTTGCGGCGATCTTCTCAAGTGCCTTGTGCAGGATTACGCGCGTGCCATGACAGTCCCAAGTAGATGTCTTGGCTGTCTCGCCAATCTCTTTTAAAACGTCAATGACGGGCTGTGGAATGTCACTCATTACTTAATCCTCCATACTCGCACGTTGCCGAACTCATCGACGGTTCTAGACTTGCCATTCATGCCGAAGCGCCGCAAGGCACGAATCATCTCACCACGAGCGCGCTTGTTATCCCAAGAAGCGCAAAGGCGCTTGACTGTTTCGTCGGTAAGTAAAACGCTATCGCCTACTTCCATGTTTTTAATAAACTCCCATTTGTAGCCGTGAGGCCCATAGTTGTTTATGTCAATTCCCTTATCTATTTTCATAACTAAGCTCCCTTTGCCATTTCTTCATAGGTCACGTCCTCGTAACCTTGTTGCGGTGCTGCACTCTGCGCATACTCTACGCGTGCAAGCTCCTCACCTGCCGCATACCCTTGCGAAAACGCATCCGACATGCGCGGCCTTAGCTCCATGTATCGACCGTGATAGCCGGTCTCAAAGCCGTGCCTAAACTCCCTAGCTAACATGCCCATCGCATGCTTCCAGCTCTTGGTTAAAACTTCTTCGTAATCAATCATTGCGATCTCCCGTCGATCTCATGCATTGGTGATAGCCGTTGTAATAGGCATCAGTCTTATGCTGCCTCGCGAGGATCTTCTCCTCGCAGTCAGTCCAGCCGGCAATAAACGCCTGCTCACACAGCTCTAAGTAATCTTGTAGCCGTGCATCCATTTCTGCCTCGCCGACTGTCTTAGGTCGGTCAACGATCCAATACAGCCCGTCCAGATCTTTTTGGCTCAACAACTTATCGCTCATAACGACATCCCCCTTTCGTATTTGTAAGTAGACAGGTCATCAGGCGTGCCCATTTGAGCGCTGTGTTTGTGCGACTCCTCCACGAGATACTTCTGCAGGAACCAGCGACAACCGCCCCAATACAAGTCACGCGTAGTATCGACCCACGGCCCTGACGCCTGACTATCGACAAACAGATTCATGAGCCACTCGGCCATGTCCCTTCGACATGACTCGTCATTGGCTTTGTAGAACACCTCAAAAATGGCGGTAGACATCAGCTCGTCGTAATCATTAAGAAACGCCCACGCAACTAACTCGCCACGCATCTCGCCAACGATTAGATCGATGTCTGATTGCCAACCCGGAAACCTCTGATTGAGGTTATAGATATCAACGTACATAGCTTTCTCCCGTATGTGCTTAATTGCACATTAGAGATACTACATACATGTACGCTGTGTTTCAACATCTGAAACAGATATCGTTATAGCCACCTTATTAGGTGTGTCGCCTTGCGCGACAGAAGGGTGTTCTACGTGGAACTTAGGGGTACTCTCCGGTGCTGATCATGTGGGCTACTTCTTGTGCCCGGTTGCCTACCTGACTGGCCCAGCGTGAATCCAAAAAGTGTTCTGCTGCGTCTGCGTATGCACCGACAGCCATAGAGGCAAGGGCGTTCTTAAAGTTAGCCAACCGGCTAAGGCCTAAGTTGAAGCACATATTGATCAGGGCGTCTTGTCGCACCTCATCGAGATCAGAGAACCACGAGTACGTCCCTAGCTCATCACGGCACCGGGCAATGTCATTCTCTAACAGGTAATCGATCTCATCGTCCGATAAGCCAAGACCAGAATCGGCAATGTTTCGGCCTACCCCAATAGTCTCGTAACCGGCAGAGCATAGGTATACGTGCTTGCGTACACCCTCGTGGATTCGTAATTGATCAGATAGCTTGCTCATTTGCCACCCGATTTACTTGCACCAAAGTAAAAGCTCACCACAGAAGACACGATGCCCCCGAGATAACCCAACACCAAGTTAACGACATTGAGATCGTTGTCGTCACTAGGCTGGATAGTAACGAGAAGGACATAGCCACCAAAAAGCAGTATGGACAAAAGCGCAATAGCTCTTGCTGTCCAATCTTCCGAAAACGATTCCCTCGCATGCTGCGTATCCTTCGTTTCTAACGTAAACACATCAACTTCAAGCTCTTTCATCTTGACTTCAAAATCAAGTTCGGCCTTCTTGATCTCTACTAACTGCTCCGGTGTCGCCGTCTGTAGGGCCTTCTCGATCTTCTGTGGCGTAGGCTCACAGCCCAGTACTTGTGCCAGCATGCCGGCCGCAGCGCCTCCTACGGGGCCGCCTAAAGCTGCTCCGATGGTGGGGGCCAGCTCACCTACCAAGCCCTTGATTGCGTCAAACTTCATCCTAAATACTCCAAGCCTTTCAGCAGGCCAACTATGAGAACCGTGTTACCCCAGATCATTCGCTCCAGCTTTTTAAATTGCACACCACCATCATCAAGTCGCCTTTCGATTCTGTCCAGCCTGCCATCGATAGACTTACGAAGCACTTCGCACTCCGCTTGATGTACCTCTATACGCTTCAATGCTTCCTCGGAGGTGTTCATTTACTACTTTCCTTTCGTTACAACTAGCCAAATCAAAAACACAACAGGTATGGCGCCACCTAACACAATGAGAACCGCCAAAAACTGATCGCGCAATTCTTTCTGTCGATAGACCGTCCTTTCCCTGTCGGCCACTATCTGTTTTCTGATTGCTCTGAACTCTTGCAATCCGTCATCGCCATACGCGTAGCGTATCATGAGCATAATCTCACGCTGCTGCGCCTGTATCTTCTTCTTTGCAGCAAAGGCTTTCACAGCCTCTGCCTCTACGCTTTTTGGGAATACAACCCTGCGGAAGGGCGACACATTTTGCGCCCGCCTGTCCGCATACATCACATCAGAAGCATGACCATACCAAGAAGCAATCTGCCCCATGGTATCCTCTACTGACTTCCCAGCATCGACCATGCCCTTCACCATAGCAAAGGCCTTGGCGGCGCCTGCTGCGGCCGTGACGGGGTCGATCATCTGTCAGATCCTGCCCTCTACAATTCGCAGCTTCTTGAAGTCCGGGTCGTTAAGCTTACGCATAATCAGCTTTTTCCGGCCCTCGATGTCTGTCCACTCCACATTCTCTTCTTTCATCCACTGAGCTAGTAAGTGCATGGGGATTGACCCGACACACCAAGAGTCAGGGAGCTTGCCGGCGCCCATCGACCGCAGGAACTGAGTGCGCTCTAAGTAGGGCGTGTTGTCGTACTGCTTCTCTACGACAAAGGTGCCGTCGTGATTGTTGTGAAATCTTTCTTTAGTCTTCACTTTTTACGACTCTCTTCTTACGCGGTGCCGCCTTTGCCTTTGGCTTTGCCTTCGCTTTGGGCTTAGGTGCGTCACAAGGCTCTACGCTGTTACCGTACTTTGCAGCCTGATCTGCTGTTAAATCTACCATGTCGCCTCGGACATGCTTCTTGCCGTCAATGAACAGCGTGCTGATAGTTACCTTATGCATATCATTTCCTCAAAAAAAGGGGGCCGAAGCCCCCGGAGCCTTAATCGAATTAAGACGTTGAGCAGTCAGCGACCATGCCTGAAGCCTTCTCATTCTTACAAATGAGGGTAAGCTCAGTAGTGACCTGACGTGTAGTCGCGTCACCAGTCTTAGCAAGTGCTACGTTCTTAGTAGGACGCAGAACACCTACTGCCCACATGTCATCCTGCATGATGAAGACGTCGCGTCCTCGGTTCTCACGCGAAGGAATGAACTCTACTGTACCCCAAGGAGTAACGTAGACATCCATGTGCTTCACAACACGCTCGTCTTCAGCTTTAACAGTTGAACGCTGGTTGTTGTTTCCTTCGAAACCCAGTGCCTTGTTCATCTGGAACGCCGACAAGTAGACAGAGTCAGGGTTGCCGCCTTGCTCCCAGATTGACTGCATGACGTCGTCAAACAGAGTCTGAGTGAAAGCACGCTGAGTACCGTCAGTACGTGCGTTAGAGCCGTCACCGGTTGCATCAGCACCACCAGAACCAAAGCTGGTGTTGGTGATCAACCAAGCAGGCGCACCAGCAAGCTCACGAGCTGTAGTTGCGTTACCGGGTACTGCCGCGTTGTTATCGAAAAGAGCCTTCTCGATATCAAGCTTTTGCTCTTTGGCGATCTTGAGCGTCTGGTAAGCCATTTCAGCAGCACGACCTGCCTTGTTCAAACCCTCGTCTGTATCAGGAATGACAACAGCGTTCTTGAAGATCTGAGTGCGGTTGTTTCTGCGAGCAGTCGCAGTACGTGCCTCACCAGTTGTCTCGTCGCCTTCAATGTGCGCATTAGATGCTGAAGAGCGAAGAGCGTCTGTCTGCCACTCGTGGAGAGTGTTGGTTGCTTTTACCTTGCCACACTTTGTGTAGAAGGGCGTTTCTTCAGGAGATACATCATAAATGATGTCCTCAAGTGACTCACGGATGCCATTGGCGTCGTATGAATCAAAGGTGTTTGACTTCTGTGCCATGATAATTACCTCTCATTAAGGATTAAGCTCATCGCATCTTGGATGCTGCCTGAGCGTTTTAGTTTCGATCTAGCTTGTCTTGAAGAGTCACGGTTTGACGCTGTCTTCTTGGCACCCGGCTTCACAGTACGCTTGGGCTTTGCCTTGGCCTTCTTGATCGCCTGTTCCTTGCCGCCCTGTGCCGCCCTGTATTGGATGGCGTCGTGCAGTACCCGGAGTACACGGTGATCAGTAATGGCCGCAATCTCTTGAGGGTCAAACCCGTAAGTTTGCTGGCTAACCGATAGCATATTGTTGCGAAGGTTTTGAGCCTTCTCGGGGTCCGCGAAGTCAGGAATAACCTGCTTAAGCGTATCCATTTCTCTCTGTAAATAAGCGTTCCTAGCCTGCTGCTCCGCTTGGGAGTTACCTGCTAGTGCCTGCTGAACCTCAGCCATTTTCTGCTGATATTCATTAACCGCGACCTTATATTCTGCGTCTTCCGCATTGTATTTAAACGGGTCAGACTTAGCTAACATGGGGTCTGGCGGTACAGGGGCTGACGGTATTTGCATGTTTTGCACTTGGGCAAAAATAGCTTTCGCTTGCTCGCGCTCATTCAGGAAATCACCGGCAATCTGCTCGAACTGCTTGCGCATCTCGGCAACCTGCTGCATTCCCTGTTGGACATATTGCTGACCACTGTATCCTTGCTTGAGATCCTCTAGGGTGACCCGCTGCTCAATACCATCTACTTTGACGGTAAAGGTTTCGGGTTCCTCAGAATCGGCTTCTTCCTCAGCGTCTTCTTCGTAGTCCTCTTCTACCTCGTCATCCTGTTCTGGCTCATAGTCCTCTTGCCCCTCTTCCTCAGAATCCTCTTCGACCTCAACGGCCTCTTCGGGTTGCTCTTCAGTTTCGGTTTGTACCAGTTGGCCTATAGCCGACTCGATGCTTCCATCGAATGTCACTTCATCAGTCGTTTCCACGGTGCTGATCCTCTCTGTTGCTGTTTGTCGAACATCGCCTCATCCGTAAGGATGACCGCCATACGATCCTCGATCTTCGCTAACGCCCTCACTATGTGATGCGCTTCCTCCCGGTCCTCGTATGAGGAGTGCGGGTTTAGGAAGACGTTGGCCGCGTCCTCCTTAATATCTTCGATTAGCGCATTAAAAGCCTCGTCTTGCTTTAGCCTTTTAACGTGCGCTGCTCGATCCTTTATGTTCAAAACGTGCTACCTACCGCCGCCTGAGCTGGCTGTGCCTCTGGGTATCTGGGCGCGTCCTGTAGCTGTTTAATTCTCTCCACATCTACCGCTGTACCATACTTACCTATGATCTCTGCGGCAGACAGCAAGAGATCTTGATCCATTTCATCGCGCTTGCGGTCGTCTTCAGCGATAGCCTTCTGTGCTGCAAGCTGTAATTTGAGCTGCTCTGTTTGCATCTTAGCCTGAGCCTTCATCTGCTCTGCCTGCAAGTAGGCCGCGTTTGGATCTGCCTGCTGCCCCTGCTGAGCCTGCTGCTGTTGCTGCATCATTTGCTGCTCAATCATTGGGTCCATCGGCGCAAAGTAGCGGTCGGCATTTCTGATTCCGTTAATCGCCAAGATGTCAGACAGCGTGTTGCGAATGTTAGTTAACGAGACCATGCCATTACCGGGCCCGTATGTCTGGAATATTTGTATCTGAGTCTGTAGCGCCTGATTAAGCACGGCGATCTTCTGGTCTTCACGACCGGTGCCCAAGCCGACGTTAATAGAGACATCCATGCCGGCATTCCATGACCGGGGATCGACAGGAGTATACGACTGGCCTTGCAGGCGCATCATTTGCTCCTCGTCTACATTCTCAACCATGCACTTAAGCATAAGCTTGAACATCTGGCGCATGCCGCCTTCTGCAAGGTTACGTGCCATGACCTCGGTCTGCGCCGCCTGAGCCTGCACAGTCGCCTGTACGGCGGTAGCAGTTGTAGCCTGAAGGCTGTCAGGGGAAAGGCCTGTAGACGCCTTGGTGACGCCTGTCTTGTCTTCTACCTGTTGATCAAAGTATTGCAGCGCAGAGAGAGTCTGGCCGGCCACAAAAGGAACCGCTTGCGGGTTGATGGCCCCGGCCTGCTTGACCCGGATGACACCGCCAATCTCGTTGTTGAGGATGTCGTCCACATTAACCGCGCCGTCAACAATCTCAATTCGGGGGTTGTTAGTCAGTGCGACGTTATCTAAAACGCCACGCAGCATCGCAGTAGCCGCATCCTGATCATTCAAAATAAGATCAGCAACGGACCGGCCATAGAATGTGTGAGGCTCTGGGTCTACTTCAAACACTGCAAAGGGAAGGTGAGAGCAGGGCTCGTAATCTAGTAGCTTGTACTGGTTTCCGCCCATGAGGATCTTGTGCATCTGCGCTACGCCGGTGCCGTTAACGTCGATCTTCATGTACGCCTCAGTCACCGCAACGGGGCGCATAGAGGGGTCTTGTATGTCCTCTTCAGCGTAATCCGTTTCATAGCCACGGCGCTCGTACTCTTCAACCTCAGAGAAAGTGTCTGAGTGCTCTAAGCCGCTTAAATTTTTAACTTCCTCAAAGTCGTAGCCCATAGCGACCAAGTCACCAACACGCATTTCCGTGCGGTGAGCCACGCAGTAGTAGTCATCGATTGAACGCGAGTTACGATCAATGAAAAACTCTTCTGGAGGAACGCTTTCGATGCACATTTTGCCGCGATCAACCGTGCGCGACAGCTTGAGATCATGGCGTGGAGCTTCGACTTCCATGCCGAATTCGTCGATTTCCACGACCATTTTTGTAGTGTGCTTAATAACCTCAACATCGTCTTCGTTGACGAGCAGAGTGAACTCCATGTCGTTGAGATCTTGGAAATCAAATATTTCTTGCTCTTGGTAAGTGTCGTAGTAAACCTTGACCACCCCGACTTTTTTAACCAGCGCGTCATGTATTGCATCGTTTAGTACCCTGTACCCGTTTAGTTCGTTGAACTGGTAGTGCATGTACTTGGTGGCCTGCTCGGCCATGACCACGTCTTCTGTTCCACGTGGAACATACTCAACGGGCTTATCGGTATTTAAAAATACACGCATTAAAGAAGGCTTGATTGCGCGGATAGTGTCCCGGACCTTCGTCGAAACGACGCGAGACCGGCCATCCTCTTCGCCGATATCGACCTCGCCGTCAAAGTAGCGCTGGGCCTTGATTCTATCCTCGGCTATCTCGGACTCACAGAAATCAACAGCATCAGTAATAGCCTCACGGACAATTCCTTCGATCTCTAGGTCTGTCATTGGTTTTAGGCTCATCGCTGTTCTCCGAAGTTAAGCAAGCCGCCTGTTGGGCGACCAAATTCTGGCGCTATTTGCTGTACCGCCGCGCCGCGACCTGCGAAGCCTAATGTATTTATAACCTGCGCGGTACTATCGTACAGCTTGCCTAGCGCATCCCGGTCCGTGAGAGCACGACGCACCAAATCAGGGTCCTGTGACATTAATGCCTCAACCACTTGCATGCGCTCTCTGTCATTTAAATTAGGAGCGGCCTGTGCGATCAGCCTTCCTGCCTGCTGTGTCATAGCAAGAATATCACCTTGGCTCATCCGCAAGATATCTTCTGCTGATGTTCTTGTGCCAATTTGTGCAGCCGCGGCCTGCTGTGGCGCTGTCTGGCTACCAAACAAAACTTGTTGCTCTGTTTCCTTCGCGCGCCCAGCAATTTGCAGTTGTTGTGCAACGTCCTCTATCTGATCCTCTGGGAACACAGCACGCAGTATTGCTCCTTCCTGCCTATCGGGATCTGCAAGCCTACCCATAATCTGTGGAGACCTGCGAAGCCTGTTGTTAATAGCCGCCATGACACCAGCCCGGTAAGCATCTGCCGCTTCTGGCGAAGACTCTTGCAGCCGGCCGAACACAATCTCTATCTCGTCAGCGTCCTTGCTCAAGGCCTTTCTGCCTTCTTCAAACTGATCTCTAACTAAGCGACGTGTTCGCGCTAGGTTACGAACTTGCTCTAGCCCGGTGTAACTTTCATCTAGCTGAGACTTTAAGACACTCTCTGCTGTTGCAAAACCTTCCGCGCGAGTGCCTTTGCCGGCTTGATATAGCCCGCTAGCCTCGTCACGCAATGCCCTGCGGATTATTTCGGCATCCTCTAGAGTTGGCATGCGAGTCAATACAATCGCTCCTGCCTCGTCTTCTCGGAAAAGAGGTACAAGCTTATCGCTTTCCGAGTAAATCTGCTGTACCTCAGATCTAGCCGGACCGAAGCGTTGCAATATACCCTGCAAGTTTTCTGCAATCTCTGGGCTAACTTCCGGCACAGTATCAAACGCCTGACGGTATCCCTCTCGCTCTAAATCAAGAAGCTGGTCATCGGTTGCCTGCATCGCACGCATAACATTTCGGTCGCCCATTCTTGGGGTTAAGCCGGCCTGCAAGCCCGCAACAGCCGTCTCTCGTGTTTCTGCGGCACGCTGTGGCAGTCTCTGAGTAATCTCAGCACCCGCCTCTCCAAGCTGCGACTTGTAAGCTCTCAGGGTAGCCATAAGCTCCCTGTTCTCTGACATCAAACGTCCTTCTAGCAAGTCAGCAACAATTTCGTCTGTTGTCTTACCGGTGCCTTCTTGCAGTCGTTGCAGCTCAGCCTGAACCCGTGTGGCAGGTCGCTCACCGAGAGCACGAGACGCAAACATCTTAAAGCCTTCACCAAGCTTCGCCGATAAGCCGCTAAACACCGCACCAGAAACAGCACCGCCGGGCACGTCTTGCAATCTGCGCATGCCCTCTCTTTCGCTGTAGCCCGCGGCCGCAAGGCCACCTTCTCCGGCGCCAATCAGCGCAACCCTACCAGCAGTTGGCGCAACACGAGCGCCTGTAAGGCCAGCACTTGCCACTAAGCCTGTCCCCATCGTCAGTAGGCCGGGAATAATCGCACCAGCCAGCTCTGATGTGATGGCAGCAGCAGGGTATTCTGCCTTGTAATCAGCTAGCTTTTTACGTAACTCGTCACGGATTTGCTGGTAGTTGCGATCATCCTCACTCAAACCCACAGCACCCAATGCCGATCTTGCAGCGGCCTCAATTTCTTCGCCGAAACCAAAAGTCAGCCCCTGCACAAAAGATCGCGTCTTTTGCGTCTCAACAGGCGTTACAGCCGGTGACATCCGAGCAAAGTAGCTTTGAATCTGCTGCTCGGTTGTGTTCTCAGGGAAGTTGTATTGCTTTCCGTTTGGCCCGACTCTAATCATTACAAATCCTCTGGTCTGACCTGTATTACGCTCGTGGGCTCAACACCACCTTGAATTTGGTAACGCTGAATGTGATCGCTGTACTTAACTTTACCGCCACTAAGCTCTTGCGCCTTCTTCATAAGCTCGTCTCGCAAGATCTTCTGCACACGTATCTTATCTTGAAGTAGTGCGCGCAACTCTGCCGGCGGCAGGTTTAAGTCGATAGTGCTAGACAGTGCGAGCCTTAACTCGGACTCACTCAATGCCCCAAAGGTCGCGCTCTGAATTAGATCAATACCCATCTCAGTAGCAGCCTGCCGCAGTGTCGTCGTTGCTGCATTAAATGACGGCAGATAGGATTGTATAAATCCTGACTCACCGCCCGCTTCTAGCGAGTCGAGTGCTCGGTTGAGGGTGTCGATGGTTCCGGTTGCTCTTTCAGCCGCAACAAACGCATCTTGGCCTGCCTTCATGGCGCGCTCACGGTCCATGACCTCAAGTTCTGTCTCAGTCTCTCTAGACAAAACTTCAGAGGGCGTCTCACCAACAGCGCCCGCCACATCAACACGGGTATATTTACCGGAATTAGGATCGTACTGCACGCCGTAAAGCTGACCGGTTTGTGGGTCGACTTGCGGTGCAAAGCCCTTGGTAGCAAACGTATCTCTTGTAGTGAATAGTTGCGCAAGAATGTCGTTAGCCATGCTTGGGTTAGCTTCGATAATAGTTGCCAAATCACTGCGGCCCTGATTACGCAAATACTCCGCAGTCATGTTTGCTTCCTGCGCCTGCTGTCGCTGGCTTTGCACGGTCTGTATCCGCTGTTGCAAACCTTGGGCTAATTGCTGGTCAGGCCTAAACCTTAACGTGTTGAACCCTTGCGCTAGTTGCGCCATTGCCACGGGGTCTTGTGCAACATCCATGAAACGCCGACCGAGTTGAGACAGCCCTCGCACAAAAGGGTTCGGGGGACGACTGCCCGGTGCAGGGCCAACTTGTGGGCGCGGTTGCATTGCCTCCTGCATGCCAGCCCTGAAGCGCTCTTGCTGCGCTAATGCCTCTGGCGTATTCAACGCCGCAACCGCCGCATTAGGAGCGCGCATCTGTTGCAATCGCTCCATCTCCATCATCATTCTGCGCTCTTCTGGCGTCATCTTACGACCTCAAAATAAGTTTTTAACTTGACCAATTTTCATCAGCATATCTAACAAGCCGCCAAGCATAGGACCTTCTTCAGAGCCTCCAGATCCGCCGGGATAGCCCGGAGGCTGCGTCATTCCGGCGTCGCCCAAGCTTTCCATCAAGCCTTTAACGGCCTGACCCATTTGGCCGGCCGGGTCGCTCATTTGTACCTGCTGGATAGGGATCATGCCGCCGCCGCGCTGCATGCCGCCCATAGCTGGGGCATTTATAGCTTGAGGCCGAAAATCCATGTCGCCCATAGATCGAAGGGCGCCCATAAGCTGCTCTTGCCTTTTGGCTTCTTCGACACTCTGCAATGGCTTGAACGTGGAGTAGGTTCCATCCTTGTCCACGTCCATCATTTTTTTTAGCTCATCAAGGAAGTTCTGTTCACTCATGCTAGCAGCGCTCCGTAGTCAACCATTTGATAGCCATTGTCGGCAATGCTTACCATCGACGGATCAGTCTCGTCGGCCATAACGCCCATAGATTCGCCAGACAATCCAATGTCGTTAGCTTTAGCATTCCAAGTCCATGAGTAAACACCTTGACCAGAAGGAAGCTTGCCAACCTTCTTGATATCAGACTTCAGCCTTCGATCTGAGAACATGCCGACTAATGCCGGTCCAATCTGCGCGCCTGCCGTTAAGTAATCCATAAGACCAAGGTCTCTGGTTGTTGTCTGTGTCTGTGGTACGGGTGCCGCACCAAGGGCAGAAGCCAAGTAGCCGAGAGATCTCTCTGGGAATGACGTGTAGCCTTGGAACTGCTCACGCGCCCGGTCGAAGATCTGCTGGTTGAGCATCTGTTGTATGTTGCCTTGCTGCATAAGGTCTTGCTGAAGACCACGACCCATGCCGAATGCCTGCTGAGCTAAACCGCCTAGCTGACCGGCCGCTGCAAGCCGCTGACCTGCGCCTGCAAGCCCTGCTTGTTGGTTCGCAAGTGATGCCTGCATCTGACGACCAAGATCTTGCCCAGCCATCTGTTGCGCTTGCTGAAATCCACCCAATCGCAGGTTAGACGCGGTACGTGCCGCCTGCTGCATCGCCGCCTCGTTAGCCTGTGACTCTAGGATCGCCGACCGTGACCCGCCAAAGGCTCCTGCACGCTGCGCCTGAGAAGCGAGCTGATTAGCTTGCATCTGACGAGCCTGCTCAATATCCCCGAGCGACTGCTGAACAACAGTTTGCTCAAACGGGTTGAAGTAAGGGGTCAAGTCGGTCTGTGCTATCTGTCCGGCTTGTACCTGCGCGGGTTGGTAGCCCATGCCTGCCGCAGTGCCCATCATTGCGCCGGTTTGACCCATTTGTGCCTGCTGGAATACGTTCTGACCTGCTGGCGCTTGTGCGGGCTGTCCTGCTGCGCCGCCGGGTGCTGGTGCCGCCATTATCGTGACCCTCCACTTAGCTGTGGTGGTAAGGCGCCGCTCATCCCGAAGGGTGAGTAGCCGCCCATTGGACCGCCTTGCCCAAGCAAGCCCGTTGCGCCCATCTGTGGGCCAGCAAACTGCCGGTTAAACATTGCCGCCTGAGCCGGCTGATTGGCAGCCAAATCAGCAATCGCCTGCTCAAACATTTGCCCGGTTCCGTAACCCTGAATACCGCCAAAGTCTTGCGCCTGCGGCATCCCGGCCATGACGTCCATCTGCGGAGCCAAACCAAATGTCGCGGCCGCGTCTGCGGTAGATTGCATAGCTTGGGTTTGCATTGGAGTCAGCGCCGCAACCGAAGGCCCGTAGTAGGGCATGTACCCGACCTGAGCTAATTGCTCTGCACGCTGCAAATTGCGAGACGCTGGGCCTTGTATCCAGCTAGGGATCTCTACCTGTGTCGTTTGGCCGCCGCCTTTTCCACCACCTGACATATTAAATATCCTTTCCTAGAACCGTGAAGGTCTCTTCGTAACCTTTGTTTTTCAAAACTTTAGCCCATCCTTTGCGGCCGGCAATGCTCATCCCTGTACAACCGTTCATCTTTGCAAATTCAACCGCTGAGCTATCCATGTCTATAATCTGATCCATCTCACCGCCCGCCAGAAAGATATGTAAAACTTTTTTCTGCGGGTAGTTAACTACCTCTGTTACTGCGCAACCTCTCGGTGCCGGCCAAAACTGCATGGCCCCTGTCTGTATCGACTGCACAACGTCTTCTAGCGTGTGCGTGCCGCCTGATCTTTCTAGCGCCGCCTCTAACCAAGGCTTACAACGAACTAACTCATCTACAATAGTGGTCAATTATATCACCTATGGAAGCGTATGATCGTAAGTGTTGCCGCAGGGCACGCAGGCTCATCAGAAATACCGTTAGCTGCGAACGCTTTCAAAGATCCGTTAGTGCTGTCGCACGCCGTAGCCACCTCTAAATAATCGTTTGCGTTAGCGTGGATAATGACCGCCCGGCTAACAACCGTTGTCTCTGAGTTTCCGTGAAGCGCAGTCCTTATTGTGCTACCCGCAAGATTCGATCCATTGATCTTGGGCCAGAACACAAACTCCAACGTTGAACTGGAAGACGAAAATATCTGCACACTAAAACTAACAAGGTAGTAACCGGGCTTGTCAAATGCGATCTGAGAGCCAGTAAGCGTTAACCCGTCATTGTTAGCCCCGGCAGTAAAAGTCAGCTCATAAGTCGTGTCTGCGGCCGTATAGGTGAAGTCTGAGCTAATCGTAAAGTCACCGTGACCATCTGCTAAGACTATCTGTCTGTACTCGCCGTCGACTGATATCACCGGATACTTGTTTATGTTGTCGTACAGGATAATCCCGTCTTCGTTAGCGCTGTCGGCGGTCTGCTTAAATACGAGCTTGGACCGAATGCGATTTAAATGGTCTACAAGGCGCTCGCCCCAGTTTTTCCACTCGGGACCAAACGGTGGAGGGGCAAGGCTCATCGGTTGCCACCCGGCAATAAGTTAAGGCGGGGGACGCCGAAGCGCCAGTTGTTTAGCTCAGTGCCATTTACACGCATGCGTAGCTGACGCCCTGAGAATCTAGCGCTTACCGGGTTAGCCATTGTAAACGGCCCGTGAGTAAACTCGTCACCATTAGGGTAAAAGCGAGACTTGAAGGTCAGTGTTGCCTCGCCCTGCGTCTTCTCATCCGGGATGATCTCGTTAACCTTTACAACGCTAGATCCAAATAAGATCGGACCCGACTCAGCATGAGGGGCCGTGCCATCGTGATCGAATCCGGTCTCATGGTCGTACAGCTTACCCGATGCATCGAACATAATCGGGTGCTTCATGACACCGGCATCAAAGCCTGACGTACGGGAAAGCGTACCAATGTTCCAATATTTCTCGAGGTAGTTGTAAACCACATACCGGTCGTTCTCTACCGAGCCACCAGAAGGGTAGAACCACCACACCTCGCCGTACTGGGCGTTGTTCATAGCGGTGACCTTGGACCGCTGGTCGTTGTTTATGTCAGTGAAGACGTAATCCAAGACCTCGCAGGGCATCTCTTGTACAGCCGAGCCGTTAAAGAAGAAAAAGCTCTTGGAGCCCATCCAGTACGCGCCTTCCATATGGGAAACACACGCATGACGCGATATCGCACCGCAGTCTGTGCCTACACGCTGAAACTGGAAAACAAGCTGCGGGCCAATGTAACTAGCAATGTGCGCGTCTGTAGTCGTCAGTATGAGAGTCCTTCCGCGCATCTTGTGGCCGCTTAAGATCTCGCCATTAGTCGCAAGCTCAAAGTCACCGGCCTCGTTAGTTGCCGCCGGGGTCCAAGCCGTGTTGTCTTCCTTGTCGCACCACTGCACTTTTCTGGGGTTGCCGCCGGCGCCTAGTGCGAACAGGAAGCGCTCGTTAGTAACAACCAAGGCCAAGTTAGATGTTGGCGCGTTAACAATGGCCGCCGCAGGAGTGCCTGCGTTTAACTGCCACTCGTAAAGCTTGCCGTCATCGACCGAGCAGGCGACAAGGTATTCTCCCCATGTATCCAGTGACCAAGTAGTCGCCTCTTGGAACTCGCCGGTAGATACTCGCTCTGTGCCGTAATACCCGGTGTTGTAGTTGCCGGCACCAAAGCCAGACCGCAGTGCAGCACTTTCGCTTCCTGTAGTGAAAGATGCCGGAGTGATATCACTGACTGCATTGTTAGCGCTGACGTAATAAAGGTTTGCATACGTACCCACGGCCATATTCGTGTTGACCGAGTTATCAATCCAAGCAATTGCTCCACGGACGGGCTTGTCTAAGAATATAAGCTTTATTTGTATGCTGTCACCGCCGCTTGCACGATTAACGAGCACGACATTCTTGTTAGCTAGGTCTATTGAGTAAACGCTAGACGATAGCAAAACGCCGTTTTGATAAACCGCAATCTGCGAAGAGCGATCCGGGCTTGTAAATGTGTAAGTAAAAACCTTTTGCTGATCAGAGGCTGTAAACGTCTCGGTCGTGCCGGTTTTAACTCTTTCCTGCCAGCCACCAATGGGGCCAAGCGAGCCGTTGCGCCAGCGCACAAGGTTTACATCGCGCCACCGGCCGGCGCCTTCTAGGTCCGTACCGTGCCTGTAAACCCCTGCTGGTATATCGATAGCATTTAGCGCCATGTGTACCTCTTAAGCAGTACGCTTCCACATATAAACAACAATGTAAGGCTGCATAATGTTATGCGCACTTCCACTACCAACCTCAGACGACTTGCCAAGCGTTGCCGCCGTAGCCGTCCCGTGCAGCTCATACTCTTGATCTTGCGACCCGGTGAGGTCTCGCTTTGCAACTTGGTTAGTCGCAGTAAGCGCCGAGTTACTATCGACGTTTGCAATCGTTTTGTGGTGGTGAGCCGGTAGCTCTGCCTCTGTTAGCGTATGAGTCTTTGAGCCACCCGTCTCTTCCGCTGCATCAAAGTCAGTGTCACTGCCGTCTAAGCCAGTAAGAACACGACCTGCACCAAATGCGGCCCACGTACCAAACCCTAATAAGGTGGCCGGGTTAGTAGCGTCACTGGCGTTCATATAAATAGAGCCAACAGGATATGCCGCAGCAAGTGCGCCGTCGCCAATTTTATCGGCTGTTACCGCATCGTCATTAATTTTAACAGTCGTGACCGCGTTATCTGCAAGACCAGAGGGGCCAAGACCACCGCTAAGCTCGTTGATCTCAGTCGTTGTAGCCGTAACACCATCAAGAATGTTCAGCTCCGCAGCAGTCGATGTCACGCCATCCAAGATGTTTAGCTCTGCGGCTGTCGCAGTGACACCGCTCAAAATGTTTAACTCGGCGGTAGTGGCCGTGACACCATCCAAAAGGTTTAACTCTGCCGCAGTCGATGCAACGGCAACGCCGCCTACTTTCCATGATCCCGCAGTCAGGTTGGGCTGTATTGCAGTAGTGCCGTCCAGAAGGTCATCGAGAGAGTCGAAGTTGGTGTTGATCTTCGTACCCCAAGTATCCTCCGAAGCGCCAACCTCGGGCTTGGTCAATGAGTATGTGGTGGTTGTCGTATCAGCCATTAGCCTAGACCTCTGTTCTTCATTACAAGACCCGAGCCGCTCATTGTAGCGTTATCGGATGAAAGGTTAAGTTTTTGCACTGCCGCACCATAGAGCTGCGCCCACGTGCCCGCACGCCCGTCTTCTTGTAAATACGGGGCCGAGTGAATTAGCGCACCGTACAAGTAAACATCCGGGCTGTCGGTTAGAAGCCAGTTGCTGGTGTTAGAGTCCGACAGGGCAGGAAGGCGCTGGTAGTACAGTAAGTCCCCGGTGTACGTATCATCCGGGGTTGGGTAGAACTCAAACTTGTCGGCAATGTGCGCGTAATACTCAGGTGTGCCGGCCGTGTCCTCGCTGCCCATTCTTTTATCGGCAATGGTCTCTCTCGACGCAAGCTTTAACGGGTATTTGTTGCCGGCATTAAACGAGACAGTCTCCAGCCAATCGCTTGGGAGGTCTTCGTACTCCTGATCAATGGTAAAACTAACCCGAGACTTCATCTTCCAGTGACGCAAGTCGCGATTAATCTGGGCCTCTGCAAGCGCGATAAACGTCGGGATAGAGGACGTCAAATCATCGCGGTTTAAAAAGTCCGCAATGTTCGCCTTTAGCTCTGCGAAGGTAGATATGCTCACAACCAAACTCTCATAGGTGTCTCAGGTGTAACCCCGTGCGTCTCGTCCAGCGCCTCTACAGTCTCACGTACAGCATCTCCCACGAGACGGATGTTAACGTGCCAGCCTGCCATCGGTGCCATCTCAGGGTACTCGCTACCCTCGTCGTCAGTCAGCATAGTGCCTGTAGGCTCGTGTAGCGTCCCTACGACATCAATAGCGTAGTCATGGCTATGAGTTACTAGGTATGCGTCACCGTCCTCTACCTGCGTTTCTACGCCTTCCTCGTCCACGTTAGTTACGTAGTCTTGTCGGTAGAACGCAGACAATACAGTTGGCATCTCTTGCTCAGCCGATAGTCGTAGGTAGAAGTCACGCTTTGGTGCTTCGATGATTAATTCTTCTGTCATGATGTAAGTTCCTGTAGTTTCGCGTTAGATAGACGCTTGGGGAAATATTTGATGGACTTGATGTGGCCGTTGAGATAGTTGTTCCCAAGGTTAGTTTGCGTACCAATAGCAAGTAAGTCTGCTTTTGCTGGCATATTACCAGACGCGTCTGTTTGAGTTGAAGCGCCAGAAAGACTAGCGGCAAAACTATCTTGCTTGATAGCCAAAGCAATTGTTTCTGCTGTATTTGGACTAATTGATCCGCTCCAGCCAGTCAGAGCAACCCCAGAACTTGATGTAATTACAGAAACTGTCGTCGTGTTTGTTGGGTTAATAAGAAACCGTGCTAAGTCTGAGCCAGACGTATTTGAAAGGGCAAAAACTCTAGGGTAATCAGAGCCATCAGAACCATTGCTGTCAAACTCAACAAACACAGTCCCCTCATTCTGGTTATACCCAAACTGATCTACGTCGATCTTTGCTACGTCTGCTGATCTGCTTGCCGTACTGCCTGTGGTTTTAATGTAGGACGTAGGGAAGGAGCCAAGCTCAACCTGTGGCAAAGCAATATCTAAATCAATAGTGTCACCAGTTGATAAGACACGCATATCTCTAGAGCCAGCACCAAGAGAAGCAACCCTGCCAAGCCGAACCCAATCACCAGAAGCGGGGGCTACTTGAGTTGCGCCTGTAGTGCCTGCTGCTGTGATTTTTAAGTTTTGATCTGCCCCAGTTCTTGATCTCACATAAACGGAGCAGTAGTTATCACCTCCAGTCAAGATTGTTACTTGCAGTCTCCCTCCTCCGTTAAGAGTAGAGCTTTGAATTCGCTTGACAGTAGAAGACGTTCCATAAGGAGCTGGCGTTGTTGAGGCGGTTACAGTTCCGCCGCTTTTATCAACAAAACTACACGACTCACTGTTTGTTATATTGTTAGTCCTCTGCTCCTCAATCAACAGCCCCAACAGGTTCCCATCGGCGTCGTATTCGATTCTAGGGATATTGTCTGGGTGCGGGAATAACTGGAGCGTACCGTCGGTTTGGTTGAATAGGACTTCCTTGACGGATACGTTGTCAATTGTTCCTGTGTAATCATTAGTAACATTCGCCCTAATAATAAACTGCGTACCTTCTGCATAAATTACTTTTGACACAGTGCCTGAGCTAACAGCTATATCACCATCATAGCTTGAACCATCATAGACTCTTAAGGTGCCTGACGTGTTGACATCAAACGTAACTAAATATGTTTTACCAACAGTGTAGACATTGTCTTGTATAACTCTTGCGGGGCCACTTGAGTTATCAGAAAAATCAGCAACTCCGCCAGAGATAGACACTCTTTGCAAAGTCCAATCACTGTCTGTCGCAAAATCTCCGTTCTCAACAAGCTCCTCACCATAGCTAACCTTAGCCAGAGCGTAGCCTTCGGATAACCGTGTGAAATTAATTAAGTCTGTCGCTTTAACATTAGCCATGTATGTAGTTCTCCGTAAAGCTAGACTCTAGGCCGTCAAAGGTTAGAGATAGGGTTGCGTCACTGCGTGGCTCTGTCAGTGCTTGTAGTTGTGCGTTAGTCAGGCGACGTGGGTAGTACTGGATGGACTTGATGTGGCCGTTTAAAT